ATCTCGCATCTTTTTTATTTTAAACTAAAAATGAATAAGAATAAACATTATTTTTTTTATATTATTAATTATTTATTATTATTTTAATAATAAATAATTTTAATGGTAATATTTTGATAATTTAATTATAATTATTTCAATTTATTAAGACATTATTATAACAATGTCTTAATAAATTTAATTTTAAAGTGGCACAAAACCAATTTTTTGGGTGTATATATATATATATATATATATTATTTAATTATTTCAATTTATTAAGACATTTTATTAAAATGTCTTAATACGTTTAAATTTAAATGGCACAAAACCGATTTTTTTGGGTGTAATATAATTTTTAATAGCGATGAAAATAATATTAATTGGTATAAAAATCTCTTTAATACTAATACTTATAGATTTAAACCATCTATATCTAGTCAAAGTATATTAGATCAAAGTATATTAGAAAATATTCTTCCACTAGATATTTTAACAAGATATATTAATAAATATGTAAATGAACAACAATTAATTAGAATTAATATAATTAATAGAATTAATAAAAAATATTTAAAGTATAAAAATTTATATATAGCACATAAAAATTATAATACATCAAAAAATACTATTTAGTATCAATTTAATAATAAAGCTATTAAAATGATTTTATAAAATTGTTTTTTTTTCATCATAATCTAAAAAATTTATATCTATACTTCATTATTTTTCTTTTTTTTATTTGTAATTTTTTTTAATTTTTTTTTCTGTTTTTCTTCATCTGAATCTAATAAATTTATATCAACTTTATTAATATCATTTTTATCATTTAATGATAAAAAATTTATTAATTTTTCATCATTTGGATCATAAATAGATATATCTAATGATGGATTTACAACATTATGATTTTCATTATCATATAATAAATAATAAACATTTAATGGTTCTTTTCTACCAATTCTTTGTGATCTTCCAATAATTTGTGTTTCTAATTCTTTATTCATCTCATGATATATAATTATATCTGTTGCCATTTGTAAATTTAAACCAGAACCATAATATTCAGCATTTAATAATAATACATTAATTTCTTTATTATTAAATTTATTTATAATATTATTAATAGTTCCACAAGTACCTAATAATTTAGAATAAGTTATTTTATTATCTTTTAATAATTTACCAATATTATCATTTGTATTCTCATAACATGAAAAAATTAAGAATCTTCCATTTTTCTTTTTTTTAATTATATTTATTAAATTATCTTGTTTTGATAATAATTCTTGTTTTTTATCTATTTTATCTTTTTTTTTAACTATTATATTTAAATCTTCTAATTTAAATGGTTGGCGACACATTGGACAAAAACCATTTATCTGTGTTAAACATGAAATACAAAATAAGTTTGTACAACATTTCATTATTGCCGGATTATCAAAATCCATTAAACATATTGGACATGATTCTTCTTCATATAATGAAATTTTTTCTTTAATAGAAAATAATCTTTCTTCTAATGAAACAATCTTTTCTTTTATTTTTTTAATAATTTCTTCATGAGTTTTTGTATCTTGAGGAATTATTTGTTCTTGATAATTTAATTCAACTTTTTTATTATGTAATTCTTTCTCTATTTTAGATGTAATTGCTTTATAAATATTATCACCTGTATCTGCATTACAATTTATTTTTGTTATTGCTTCATTTATATTTCCAGCATTTATCATATTCATTATATCATTTGAAACAAACCCTTTAATCATACCAATTGCTCTCGGGGTTAAACATCTTATTAAAATTTGATTTAATATTGGTAAATTCATTGAATTAGTTATATACTCATCATTATTTTTAATTACTAAATAATTAAATACTACTCTTTGTAATGATGAAAATAAATCTCTAATATATAATTTTTTAATATATTGTAATCCAGATGGAGTTGCAGTTATGAACCATATAAAATTACTTTTCCATGGAATTTCTGATGGTAATTTTATAGATAATACTTCATCAATTATAATTCTTGACCATTTAACTTCTTTATATAATTCAAAAAAATCTGGAGCCATTGTAGATGTCAATATGATTACATCATAATATTCTAATGTTTCTTCAGGTAATATATCTATTTCTTTTTGGGTTTCCATATCATCACTAATATTATATACACTTTTAATACTTTCTAAAGCTGTATGTCTATGTATTAATTTTACTTTTAAATTAGTATTATTAATAAATGATAAATACCATTGTGATGATAAATTATGAGGTATTAAAATTAAATTTGTTTTTATTGCTTGAGAACTATCAATATATTTAATAGATGTAAATTGTGTTGAATATATAATTTTAGGGTGATTTTTTACTAATAATGAATTAATTATTAAACCAATTATCATTAAAGTTTTTCCAGATCCAACTTTATCCGCTAATATCCCAAAATTTGTATTTATAATATATGATATATCCTTGAACTCATTATTTGATCTTGGATAATTATATCTAAACCATGTTTCAAAAATATTTTCTTCATTATTTAATGAATCTTCATTTAAAAAAATTATTCCTTTTGGATTTATATATGAATTAATATTAACATTAATTTCACCTGTTTGTTCTAATTGTTGCATCGCATAAATTGATGTTCTTTGATGATCTTTTAATAAAATTTTTAAATTAGATGGTTGTTCAATTTTATTTGATATTTCTTTCAAATTATTCATTATTTATTTAATATTAATATAATCTTAAATAAATTAATTTAAATTATATTATTTTAATTTATAATTTATAATTTATAATATATTCATCAATTTCTTCAGATGTAGGTAATCTACCTTTTGTTTGTAAAAAATGAATTTTAATATCATCAACACTCATATCTTTTTCTAATTTTTTTTTATCTAATTCTAATTGTTTATTTTGATTTATTATTTTTTGAATAGTATCATCATCATCTAAACTATCATTTATATGATCATATTTATCATAAATAAATGTTGGATTTATTTTTCCTAAAATATCTGGTTTAATTAAATCTTGAATATCACCAAATGTTTTTTGAAATTTATCAATTATCATTGGTAAAATAGGTGGTGATGTTTCTTCCAATCTATCAAATTCTTCTTTACAACTTTTTAATATCTGCATAACAGGAGTACGATCTTTTGGATTTTTTATTAATTCTATTTTAATATTTCTAGCAAATTTATCCCATGCAATATATGCAACACGATGTGATTCATTTATCTCAGCTATCTTTAAATATTGATGTATTGTTGATATTATTCCAGCTATAATATTTAATGACCCTATACTCATTACATAGTAATTTAAATATAAACTAGGAATTTTATCTTGTGCAAAATTAGCTGTTCCAGTTATAGTTGATATAATAATCACAGGTACAGTATATAATGCATTTACAAATTTAAATCTTTCATGGGATTTTAAATGTAACCATTTATAACATACAGCTTTATCAGCCCATTCTTTTAAAATTAACTCTTCTTCTTTTTTCCATTTTGGAATAATTGTCATATTCATCTCTAAACCATTATCCATATATAATATATATTTATAATTATTTTATCTAAAATATTTTTATTTGATTTTGTATTGTAAAACTATACTCAATTTTATTATATAAATTTGTAGAAATTATTGAATGAGATGTTAATATTTCGATTAATAATTTTTCTAAACCTTCATAATCTATTGAAAATTTTTTATATTGAGTATTTAAATTTACAATTAAATTTTTAATATCAAAACTTTGTTTATTTTCACAATCTGTTTCTATAAATGTTTTAAAATTATTTATTTGTATTTTATAATTGTCAAAATACTCAATTAATAAATTAAAAATTAATAATATATCACTAATTTCTCTTTTATCTGGTAATTTGGTATGATGTTTTATATCTTTTAATTTTATTTGTAAAAAATCTTTATTACTATATTTTGCTTCAAATTGAAATAAAGATTTAATTATTTCTTTTAAAATTTGATATAAATCTTGATATAAACATTTTAAACCATTTTGACTATAAATATAAAAATAATCTTTTTCATTTTTAATTTGTAATTTATCAAAATATAATAAATCTAAACTTAATGAAAAATTATAAAAATGATGTGTATTTTTATTTAATAATATTGAATGAGTATTATGTATTTTTTTTATTAAATCTTCATATTTATCCAAATTATCATTTATTTTTTTATAATTTAATATAATTTGTTCAAATAATATATTTTGTGAATTATCCATTAATATTAATATATATAAATTTTTTATTAAATATTTATTTTAGATTGTTTATTTTATAATGATAAATTTATTATCTATTATTTTATTTTTAAAATAATAGATAAAATTATACTAAACACTAATTATAACTAGTTATATTAAAACAACTTTATAAAATTGTTTAATATTTTTGTTTTATATTTATGCAATTTTTTTCATAAAATATACATTTGATAATATTGATAAATTATCTAAATAACCAAAAATATTTTCTTTATTTTGTTCAGATAATTGTACAAATAAATTTTTTATTATAAAAATTATTTCTGCTAATTGATTTGTTTTATCTAAATTTTCTTCAATTTTATAAAAAAAATTATAATCTTTTGAAGAAATCTTTTCACAAAATTCTTCATTTCCTTCAGCATAAATATATCCCGAAAACATTTCAATCCCAATTTCTTTATTAATAATAATTCCAGTTTGAATTAAATTTTTATATGTCATAATTGTATTTATTTCAGAATTATTAATATTTTTAATCTGATTTAAAATTTTTAATAATTCTGAAATAAATGTTATTAATTCATCATTAAACATTTTTACAATTTCAACCTTATTTAATTCAACTAATTGATCCATTTATTAAATATAATAATTATTTTTTAAATAATTTATTAAATTATTTATTAAATTAAATAATTAATCAATTTTTTAATTTAGAAACATTATTAACATGGAAAAAACAATCGGCAGAAAAAAAGATAAATCTGATATTATACTTATTGAAAAATCAAGTAAAAAATCAAGTAAAAAATTAATAAAAAATCAAGTAAAAACTATTAATATAGTAGAGTATGATAATTAGGGTTTTAGATTAAGAATTGATTAAAATTATATAATATTATAATTTTTTATTAAAATTTAATATAGAATCTATTTGATTTGTTCTATTATTTAATAATTGATCTAATTTTTGATTTTGTAAATCTTTATTTATTTTAAAATCTTTTATAATTTTATTTATATCTTCTGTTATAAATATTTCATTAATTTTATTAAAATTAACAATTGTTTTATTTAATTCATCATCATTATCATTTATTGAAATATAATTAATATCTTTTGTATTTGGATTTTGATTAATATCTACAGTAAATATTGGATTTTTTACATTATTTATATTATTTGTTTCTAAATTTAAAAATTGTTGTGCATTAATCCATGAAAAAACTTCTTTCCCTATTAATGGTTTATTCATCCCCTTAACTATTAATGTAGGAACTTTTTCTATAATTGCAGGAATTTTTGTATTTTTATTATCAACATCAATAAATTTAAAATTATCTTTATTATTTTCTATTATTTTTAACAATTTAATACAATGTATACATTTGTCACTATAAAATAAAATATGTTTATTCATTAACATATAAATATATAATAATTTATATATTTTTAACTTAATATATTATCTAAATATTTATTAATGAATAAAGAATATAATGTATTAGAAATGTTATTATTAAAAAAAAAAAAATATATAGTATTATTTTCTGGATTAAAATGTAGTCCAGTTGAAAAAATAATTAATGATTTAACAAAAATATATAATGCAATTGATTTAAATTTTTTACATTTAAATTTAAATGATGATATATCTGTTATTAATAATAGAGTAAATAATTTATTAAAAGAAGATAAACAACAACCTTATTTTATAGTTGGTAAAACTTTTCCAAAAGATAATTTAACAATTCCTGTAGATTTACATATTAATATTAGTTTAAATTATAAATTATTAAAAGAATTAGATAATACACAAAATTTATATGAAGATTATAAAAAAGAAATGGAAAAAAATAGAGTTAATAAATATATTAATTTAAATAAAGAATATGATTATAATAAAATATTATCAAATATATTTGAAATTATAATTGATGATATTGAAAAAAAAGTATATGGTGATAAATATGATAAATTAAATCATCATGTATATAATCCTAATAATATAGATACAACTGAATCAAATGAATCATCTAAATTAGTGTTTGATCCAAATGCCCTTAGTCCTCTAGAAAAAAATGAAAGAGCAATTGAATTAATTGAACAAGAATTAAAAGATGAAATTGAAGAAGATTTAATTAAAGTTGATGAAGATGATGATGATACAGATTTTTTAGCTAAAGAAATAAGAATGTTTGGTTCAGGTATCAAATAAAAATAATATTCTATTAGAAACATGTAATACAATTACAGAAACATCAAAAAAATATAAAGTTAATAATAAGACAATAGTTGCACACTGTGATAATAAGGTGAAATATTCTAATTTAGATTATTATTTTAGATATAATTTATTATAATATTTTTGACATGGTAATCCAAATAAATTCAATAAGTCTAATATTAATCCATTTAATAAAAAAACATATGGTGAATTATATGAAGATACTATAAAAAGAAAAGAAATTATTAAATCAGTGTAGAAAAAGTATTAAAAAGTATTAAAAAATATTATTTAATAATATTTACATCACTTATAAATATCATCTTTCTATATTTTATTTTATTACTCTTGAAAATATGTTTAAACAATTTTGAACTAATATTATTGTTATTAATAATACGATATCTCTAATGAAGAAAATGATTTATTTTAAGAACTAATTAATATTATTCATTTATTCTCTACTAAAATATACTCTAAAAGATATCATAAAATATTAAATAATATTAAAACTAATCTAACTACTATTAATATATAATTTATTTATTTGTATTAATCCCTTTTAATTTAAAGATTTATTATTATGTGGTGGTATATTATTATAATAATTATGATATAAAAAAAATAATATATAAAAATTATAATTTTTTATATATTAGTCAATAAATAAATTTATTCATCATTAAAACTCTTTAAAAAAATGTGATTATATATTATTAAATTTCATTTGTTTTAACTTTAGGCTTATCATTTTCAATTATAATATTATCTTCCTTCTTAACTTTAATCTTTTTAACTTCTTTAAAATGTTCATCTTTCATTATAATTTCAGTTGTAATTTTTTTAGTAGTTTTCTTTTTTGATACTTTAGGAATTATAATATTTTCATTACCAAGTTCAACATTATCAAATCCCTCTATAATTTTATTATCAATATAACTACCAAATAATTCACCTTGTGATTTATTTTTTTTAATTTTATATAATTTATCATTAACTAAGTAATATTGTTTTCTTCCATCTTTAATTATTTTTGGTTCATTTTCATTAATAGGTTTAATATCATTATAACCACTAATTTTTGTTTCTTTTATTAATTTTACTTCATTTTCTGACAAGTTAAAATATGTATAAACATCTTCATCATTCCATTCTTTATTTAATGGTGGTAATGGTATCCATTTACATGTTGCTTCACTTATATCTTGTGATATTTTTCTTAAACTTAACATGAAGTTAGGTAGTTTACATTTCATATAACTTAATAATGATTTTGCTTCAATCTCATTTGAAACCTTAAATGATATATAACTTCCTGTATGTATTTCTAATTGATTACCTATAAATATATTTCCAAAACATCCATTTCCTCCATTTGCTCTTGCTGTAATAACTTTATAAAAGTTATATTCTTTTTTAACAAATTTTTTATCAATATATTTAATAAATCCTTTTTGTTGAGATACATAACACTTAATTAATGTAGTATCATTTATTAAATTCTTATCATTTGATTCTATCCCAAAATATCTACCTAAATATAAATCTGTTATTTTACTATATTCAACAAATTTATTAACTATATCATAATATTTACTATCTAGAATGATATCAAAATTATTAAATTTAACTTTTGAACCATTATAATCGCATAATCCATTATATTCTTTATCAATCAAAAAATAATTTACACCTCCTTCTATACTTACTGTATTTCCAAAAATTCTTGTCGCATCAATATAATGTTTTATATATAAGATATCTGTTCTATTTATCATCATCTCTCTAAATTTATCTAATCCTTTGCCACCTGCAAACCATCTCGAAGGAACTATAAATGATAATAAATTACATTTATTTACATAGTATTCTATAAATTTGTTGTATAATGGTTTTGCACCAATACTGGTTAATTCTTCATTATATGGCGGATTTCCAATTATAATATTAAATTTCGTTTTTCCAAATACTTCATTTAGTTTTACATTTAATGTATCACCTTCATATAAATTTAATTTAAACTCATTATTAATATTAAATATTTGTTTTACTACAAAACAATTCTTTTTATTTAATTCACCCATATATAACATGTTTTCAATTATATGTTTTTTTCTTTCATCTTCATTTGGTATTTTTATTTTTAATCCTTCCATTAATTTATAATAAATTGCTATTGGATAATTTCCCATTCCTGATGCTGGATCATACCAAGTTAATTTTTCATCTTCATAAATATTAGAACTTGTTTTTTTCATCCAATAATCTTCTATATCTTTTAACATTTTATCATTTATAAAATTCATTGGTGTAAATACCTCACCAAATGTTTTTTTCTCAATTGCTTTAGGCTTTAAACAATCACTAATTAATTCTAATAATTCTTTTGGTCTATCTAATAAACTTTGTATAGACATTTTAAATTGTATTGAGATATTATAAGTATTTGAAGATTTATCAAAATATTTATTAATAATGTCATGAATAATATTTATTAAACCTTTTTTATTCCACCATATTAAACATTGGTCATCAAATATTTCTAATAATTCTTGACTATCTTTTATATTATTTAGCATATGTATAAAATCTTTATTTTTATTCTCAATAGTTAATATACATGTTAATGGTATAACATAAGGTAATACATCTTTTGTAAATGATATTTTTATTTCTTCTTCTTCTTTCTCTTTCTCTTTACTTTCTGAAGAATTATCAACATCTATTTTTTTTTCTTTTCCTGATGGTAATTCTTGTAATTCATCATCTTCATCTTTTATTTCTACAATTGAATCTACTTTATTATCTTTTAATGAATTTGTAAAAGATATATTTAATAGTTTTTGTGTTGGATTATCAAATACAATATAATCATTATCTAAATTTCGTAATAAAGTCTTAAAACTATTAATAGGATCACATTTCCATATACTCATTAATTTTTTAATAATTTTATCACTATTTAATTTTTTTGAATACATCATATCAATATCAATATTAATTAAATGATTTTCAATTAAATATTTAATTTTATCTTCAATACTTTTACTATTTTTATAGACTGTATAATTAATACAAGTTTGTAAAACTCTACTAATATTTAAATCTACAACAAAACCCATTCTTTTATTATCTCCTTCAGTCATACATCTATACATTTGTTGCATATTCTTATCTGACGATAATGTATTATTCATTAATATTACAATATCACAACTATTAATAGTTATGCCTAAACTTAACATATTGCCTGCAAGAAGAATTAATCCATTTTTTCCTTCAGATTTTGCTATAATCTCTTCTTTCAATATTTTATCTTTAATATCTTTAATATCTTTTGCTAAATCATTATTTTGACGATTAATGCACATTATATTATAATTTTTAAGTATTTTATCTTCTAGTATTAATAATTTTAAATTTTGAGAAATAAAATTAATATTATCAGGAGGTAAGAACCATATTTGTGTAAATGGTGTTCTTGAACATATATTATTTATTCTTGTAAAAATAGATTTATCACCAGTTTTATAATCTATTTCTTTTTCCGAACCTGAAATATATCTAAGAATAGTCTTAATTTCTTTTTTATAGTTAAATTTGTTTTCTTTATTCAAACTAAAAAGGACATCAAAACTAAAACCATAATGACTACCCATAATATTTTCTTTAATAATTTCATATCTTTCTTGGTCAAACATATTAGTAATTAAATGTAAATCTGGCATTCTATCATACGATTTAAATATATCATTTAATGACAATCCTAAAGAATTATAATATATAATAGTATTTTCTATATATTCTTCTCCATGTTTCTCTTTTAATTTTTCTAAATTATTTTCATCAATTAAAATAGATTTACAAATTTGCTCATCTTCTATATCCCAATACATTTGACATTCTTGTAAAATATTCCATTCTTGCAATGGCTTGTTATATGTAGCCGTTAAATATATTTTTACTGTATTTTTAGAAGAATAAGATTCTAATATATCTTTTGATAAATTTGTTGTTCCACTAAAATGATTTTCATCAAATGCTATAATATCTAATTTAAGATTTTTAATTTTTATAATTGTTTTACTATTAATATATTTTTGTAAAAGTTGTTTAGACATTACAAATATATTATTAGTTTCAAGTTCTAATGAACTAAGCATTTTAGATCCTTCAATATGATGAATTTTAAATTTACTAAAATCTTTAAATTTATTGAACAAATCATCTGTAAATTGTGGTGCTGTTTCTGTAGGTGCTGGTGTAATAATTAGAACATTTAATTTATTTTTTTTCTCATATTGTTTATTAATAATACCACCAACCATATATGTTTTTCCACTTCTACATTTACAACCCCATAAAAAAGATTTATTACCTTCTTCAATTAAGTTGCTTGTTTTTTGTGTAATCAATTCTTGATGAAATCTTAAGACTAAATTTTCTTTAGATGATAAATATATTTCATTCCAATCACCATTATAATTTTTAATTATATCTTGCTTAAATGCTAAAAAATACTTATTTAAATCATCTTTATCTAAAATGTGATCTTCTGTCATATGATTAGTAATATATTCACTGGATTTATTTGCATTTTTAACTTTTTCTAAAACTTGCTTTTTATTAGGAACAGTTAAAAATATTTCATATTTTTTATAAATGTGTTTATTTGTTGTTTCTGCCATTGCTAAAATTTTTTGAATATCATAATAATCAACTGATTTTGATTTCTTAATATCTTCAGTTGTTTTAGGATGTTTAGAACTTATAAATATATATGTATCATCATTTTTATTTTGTAAAGTAATATCTGAACATCCGCCAGAATTACTACTAATTACCATTTCATTAAGAAATTGATTAAAAAATTGTATAACTTTAAGTTTAGCATTATTTGCATTTCCAATTAAGTGTTTATAATTACTATTAGTAAAAACATCACAAAATCCAAATTTAATAACAATATCAAATAATCTTTCAAAAATAAATCCTTTATCTTGTGGTGTTTTACAAGTATCTAAAATATCCATTATATTATCAAATGTTATGATATAATCAATAAAATCCTTTATATTCATATTAGTAAAGTCCATTTTTATAGAATTCATATAGTTTAGTTATATATAATTATATATTTAAATTTAAATATATCAATTTTTTATATTTTTATAATAATTTGCATATAAATTCAAATATAAATTTATATATTACTATATATAAATATAAGTCAAAAAAAAGTAATATGTAAAAATTCGGCATTTTAAATCTCCAAAGGTGTAAAATACAATAATTATCTAAAAAATATTTATCTAATTCAAAATTATTTTTAAATCTTTCTAATAAAGAATTACAAAATCAGCAAGAATTATCATTAAAAAAATTAAAACTTATTATTGTTGATGGAACAAATACTAATAAATTTAATAAATCTAATAAAAAATATTAGAAACTTCATTAAATATGGGTTATTTTGATCCAATTAATAAAGTGCCTATTTGTTTAAATTTTAAAGGTGAAAAAAATAAAAATAAAGAAATTGAATCATTAATAAATGATATTAATGAAAATAATTTTAACTATATAGATTCAATATTAATTTTAGATAGAAGATATTTTTCTTATGATTTAATGAATTTATTAGAAAGTAAAAATATAAATCAGTAAAAATTATTAAAAAAATAGAATGTAATATTGCAACTAATTTAGATAATAATTTTTCCGACATGGATGTTAAAAATATATATCTTTTAAGATGGTCGGTTGAAGAATATTTTAAATTTATTAAAAAAAATTTTAGATTTTCTCATTTAACAGAACATAATAAAAAAACTAAAGACTGTTATGAAAAACTATATATTATTATCCAAATTTACTCATTATTGATTGATATATTAGAAAATATTTATGAATCTCATTATAAAAGAGTTTATAATAATAAAAATAATAATTATAATAATAACTATAATAAAAAAATAATGATTGAAGGAATTCCAAAAATAATAAATCACATTATTAATTGTAATTTAACAGAAGAAATATTATATCGTTATTATAAATGTTTTATAGATATCACATATAGTATTAAAAATGCCCATAATCCCCGAAGGGTTAATTTATAAAAGCTAAGCTTTTATAAATGTCCTAGAGTTTCAAAAATACCATTTACTAAATGGTATGTTAAATCATATAGTGATATACCAATGTATGCAAAAATAATTGATGCATTACAAAATGAAGATTTATCTATACTAAATAAAAATTTAAAATTAAAAGCAAAAACAATAACATTAATTAAATAATAAAAGAGTACAATAATAAATTAATAGTCAATCATAATATTATTGTACTTTTAACAAAATATAACTAATTTTATAATTAAATCATTATTATAAGGATTATTGTTACATTTTTGTATTTTCGTTTAATAATACAAAAATAAAATATATTGTAATAATTTACATCAATAAAAATTATATATTTTTATATATAATTTTTATAAGACATATATTATGTTTTAATAATTATATATTTTTTATATATCGAACTATATTCATTTATCTTATCGCAATTGCATTGATAAAAAATTGAATATATATATATATATATATATATATAGTATATATTATAATTATATTAAATTATATTTAATATAATTTAATATAATTTAATATAATTAAATTATATTCATCAATTTATTATTTCAACTGAAAATAACAAATCTTCTTTTTTATCAGATTTATCTGAACAAAGATTGCTTTTTGCTTGTCAAAATGATGATATAGAATTAGCAAAATCAATATTAATACAAAATTCAATTAATATAAATAATAAAGATTCTAACACAAAAACAGCATTAATGTATGCATGTATTAAAAATAATTTAGAATTAGTTAAATTATTAGTTTTTAATGATGCAAATATTAATGAAACTGATTCTTATGGTAATACAGCTATTTTACATAACTGTAAAACAGGTAATTTTGAAATTTTGAAATTTTTATGTGAAAGAGGTGGAAATCCTTTAATTACTAATTATGATCGAAAAAATGCATTAATGATTACTACTAATATTAAAATAATAAAATATTTATTAGAACATTATTTATTTGATATTAATGAAAAATCAAATTATAATAATACAGCTCTAGATTATTTATTAATAAAAATTCAACATCAAAAAATAATTGAAAATTATAATATAATTGATTTTTTATTAGATAATGGTGCAGAATTAGATATTCATAATTATGAAATAGTTTTTCGAAGAGCTTGTGAAGCTTCACAAAAAGACATTAATTTAATAACATTATTTTTTAAACATAATTATAAGATTCCTAATTGTAAAGGTTTTTTAAGAGATACACATATATTCGATGATTTAATTAAATCTGATATATGTTTCTATATGGAAATTATTAAAAGATATATTTTCTTTTTCCAACCATCTATTCATTATGATATACAAAACTTATATACAAAAAGACAGATTGTATATAAATTATTAAATTATAATGAAATAATAATAAAAAATCCAAGATTTTTAACAGATATTCAAAATTCAAGATCATTAAGAAATATTTGGAAAGATATTCAAGAATTAATTTTATTAAGAAATAAACAATTAATAAAACTTTCTACAAGAATGCAATTATTAATATATTGTAATAAAATTAAAACATCTCCTAATAAATCTAATACTAAATGTGGATTATTATTTAGAACTTTTTCATGTGTATCAATGAAAAAGTATTGGTTACAAGATATTCAAAGACATATAAATCCATTAAATAGAAAAGATATTGATCCTAATATACAAAAATTATTATCATATCCATAACTATAATTAATTATAGTATTTATATATTTTTATTTATTACTTATTTATATATATATATATATTATAAAAAAAAATTGAAGAAATAAATATATATAAATACTATATATGATTATAATTATGGATATAATTATATCCATAATTATAATTATATTCATCAATCTATTATTTCAACTGAAAATAACAAATCTTCTTTTTTATCAGAGGAATCTGAACAAATGGCACTCATTATTGCTTGCCAAAATGATGATGTAGAATTAGCAAAATCAATATTAAAACAAAAATCTGTTAATATTAATAAAAAAGATTCTAATTTTAAAACTGCATTAATGTATGCATGTTCTAATAATAATTTAAAATTAGTTAAATTATTAGTTCGCAATAATGCAAGAGTTCATGATTATAAACCAGTTTCTTATGGATCAAATATATTTTCTGTTAAAAAGACAGAATATTCAACACCATTATATTATAGTCTTTTAAATTTATCTAATGCAGATAAATTTGATCAAGCTATATTAATTATTAACATATTGATAGATAATGGTGCACAAAGTACAGATAGTTCAAGTAATGAATCATTAATAACATTTATTATGGAAAATAATAAATCATGTACCGAACATATAATGAATATTATCAAAAAATTATTAAGATGTATGTTTGCTAGTCCATTAATAGAATTCCAAAAAGCTTGTAAAAATCCTAATATAGATTTTGAATATGTTAAATTTTTATTACCATTTACTAATATTAATGGAATAAATGCTGGTGGAGGAACCGCATTAATGTATTGTACAGACATAAAAAAATTAGATTTTCTATTACAAAATGGTGCAAAAATCAATGAAATTGATTCAAATGGCAATACAGCTATTTTACATAACTGTAAAACAGGTAATTTTGAAATTTTGAAATTTTTATGTGAAAGAGGTGGGAATCCTTTAATTACTAATTATGATCGAAAAAATGCATTAATGATGGCTACTAATATTGAAATAATGAAATATTTATTAGAACATTATTCATTCGATATTAATGAAAAATCAAATCATAATAATACAGCTCTAGATTATGTATTAATAAAAATTCAACATCAAAAAATAATTGAAAATTATAATATAATTGATTTTTTATTAGATAATGGTGCAGAATTAGATATTCATAATTATGAAATAGTTTTTCAGAGAGCTTGTGAACCTTCACAAAGAGACATAATTTTAATAACATTATTTTTTAAATATAGTTATAAAATTCCTGATTGTAGAGATATATTTGGACGGAAACATATAATAGAAGATTTATTAAATTCTAATCTATATTTTTATATGGAAATAATAAAAAGATATATTTTCTTCTTTCAACCATCTATTGAGTACGATTTAGAAGGTTTACATACAAATAGATATGTTATAGATAAATTTTTGAATGATAATACTGTTATTATTCAAGATACAAGATTTATGAGAGAAATTACAAAGTTAATTTTAATAAGAGATAGACAATTAATAAATCTTTCTTCAAGGATGCAATTATTAATATATGGTCATAAAATTAAAACATCTCCAAATATATCTAAATGTGGATTATTTTTTAGAGCTATGTTATCTAATCCAATGAAAGAATATTGGAATAGAAACCTTCAAACATTTATAAGTCCATTAAATGAGACAAATAATGAGATTAATCCTAATATACGGAAACAATTAATATATCCAAAATATATAGATATTGTTTCTATTAGAAAATAATATAATTTATTTATTTTAACATAATTGCATTCGTAAAAAATTGAAATAGCATATATATATATATACTATAATTAATATTATATTTATAAATATAATATTACTTATGATTATGAGTAATATTATATTTATAAATATATTTTATCAACTGAAATAAAACAATCTTCTTTTTTATCAGATTCATCTGAACTAACATTGCTTTTAGCATGTAAAAATAATGATATTCAATTGGCAAAATCAATATTAAGTCAAAAATCAATTAATATTAATCAAAAAGATTCTAATTCAAAAACAGCTTTAATGTATGCATGTATTAATTGTAATTATGAATTAGTTGAATTATTAGTATTAAAAGGAGGAAAAATTAATGATTTTAAAATTGATCATACAAAAGGATTATATGATGGTTATAATGATGAAACTAATTATTCAACTCCTTTATTTTTTGCTATTAAAAATTTAAGTGATTGTACAAAATACGAAGAATGTTCACATATTATCTTTTTATTAATAGAAAATAATGCATATTTATATGATCGTTTTACATTTAATTCATTATTTACATATATTATGGAAAAAAATGTATTTAGTGATGAAATTTGTTATATTCTTAATAGATTATTAAGAATAGAAACTTGTTATCCACAATTACGACTTAATGATGCATGTTCAAATAAAAATATAGATATTAAATATGTTGAATTTTTGTTAGAAAATAAATATATTAATATTAATTATAAAGATAAATATGGATTTACTGCATTAATGAAATGTGTTGAAATTGATAAGATGGAGTTATTATTAAAAAATGGCATAGATATTAATGCATCTGATAATGATCAAAATACACCTTTTTTATATATGTGTAAAAGAGGTTTTTACGATGGTGTTTTATTTTTATATGAAAATGGTGCAGATCCATATATTAAAAATAATAATGATGAAAATGCATTAATGATCTGTAATAATATTAAAATAATGGATTTTTTATTAGAAAATTTATCATTTGATATTAATGAATGTTCACATAAAAAATTAATATTATCCCCATCTACTTTATGGCATAAAGTTTCAAAATATTTTTCAAATGAAACTTCCGAATCATTAGAGATGATTGAATTATTATTAAAAAAAGGAGCAAATATGTATAATCCATTAACAAATAAAGATGATGATTTTTTCATATTTGCTTGTAGACAACAAAAAATTCAATTGATATCTCTAGCTTTCAAAAATAATTATTTTTTAATAAATAAAAAAGATATAATATCAATGTTATTACGCGAAATATTAGCAAGACGTAATTATTTTTTCCAAAGAATTATAGAAAAATATATATTATATTTTCATCCTATAATTGAATTTAATGAACATTTTAAAATAAGTATTACAATTATAAATAGTTTAATAGAAGATAATAAAATAATTATTACAGATTCTATTTTTATGAAAGAAATTCAAAAATTAATATTATTAAGAGATAAATAATTAAAATATGTACTATATTGATTACTAATATTATATATTTTTAATTTACGTGCTCCATTATATTTATTACATATTGTAGAAAAAAATTATTAATAGATATAAATTAAAAATTAAAAATTATATGAGTTTTGCAGATCTATTATAATTAAAGTATTTTTATCCTTATTATTATTATTATTATTATTATTATTATAATTTAATAAATATTTTAATTATAATAGATCTACAAAAATTAGAATAAATATATATTACTATATACACAATAAAAAAGAATTTAAAATATTATTAATAATCTATAAAAATAAATATTCTTTCCCTAATATATATATATATGGAAAAATATTATAATTATAAAATAAAATATTTAAATTTAAAAACAGGTGGAGCTTATCAAATACCTGATATAGATAATGCATATCTAAAATTTTATAATTTTTTAGAAAATTCAGAGTCTACATTAATAAAACAAACTTTTCATAGTATTACATTTAAATTAACATTAAAAAATAATTTTCCAAATCCTTATATTATATTTAATTCAGAAAATTTTGGCAAAAAATGTAATAATATTTTAGTTAAATTAATTTCAAAAATGGAAACTTTTGATAATGAAGTAAATACACAAATAAAAGTTTCCAAAGAATCATCTGAATATTTAGAATCTATTTGTCCAAATATAATTTATTCAGCCAAATTAATAAAAAATACAACGTTATTTAATAAAATTAAAAGAAAATTATTTACAAATTGTTCAGAAATGAATAATCCGGAATATGGGATAATTGTAATGGAATTTTTAGAAGATTATATAACATTTAAAGAATATTTTGATAGATGCTCTATTATAAATAAAATAATTGCTCTTAATATGGCAATTCATTCTTTTATTAGATTAGGTGAAATGGGTATTATACATGATGATCCACATTTTAATAATATATTAATAAATCCATCATATACAAATTATTATAATAAAGAATTATTTAATGGAAAAATACAAATAATAGATTTTGAAACAGCGAAACCAATGACTGAAGAACAACGAAGAGAATTTAATAGAAGATTATCAGAAAATAATTTTATTTATGCTGGTTTATATTTATTAGAACAAAGTATTGAATTAAGCTTCTGGAATACTATACATAAAAACACAGATATTTTAACACCATATGAATATATTAAAAATAGTGGTGATCTTTTAAGAGATTTAATTATTTCTTTTAATAGTCAAAAAGAAAATATTAAAACTAATTTTAATTATTTGGTTCCATTGAGTACAAATATATTAGATATATTTTTATATGATGTTACAAATGACATACCTTTAACTCGTTCAAAAATTATAAAAGCGTCAGGAAATGAAAAAGAACAAATAGCCAATATTAAAAAAGCAAGTAACGAATTAATAATGAAGAATAAAATAAATATATATAATATTGATTTATCTATTTCTAATTCTTATTTTGAATATTATTTAGAAAATGATATTATAAAATCTTTTGAGTCTGATATTGAATTTGATGATATAAAATATAATTTATTAATAAGTACATTATACGAAGAAAGCAAAAATACTGAAGATAAAACATTATATATTAATCCAATACACATTTATGGAAGTTTACATAGTCCAGAAATTCCATCAGAACTTGAAATCCCATATGTTTTTCATAATGATGAAGATAATAGTTCAGATAATGGTTCAGATATTGGTTCAGATATTGGTTCGGATAATGGTTCGGATAATGGTTCAGATAATGGTTCAAATATTGGTTCAGATATTGGTTCAGAAATTGGTTCGGATAATGGTTCAGATAATTGTTCAGATATTGGTTCAGAATCAGAAATTAAAAAAAAAGCTAAAAAATCTTTAATATTAGATGATTATAAATATAAATATTGTTATCTAGTAGTAAACGATAGTGGTACAGAATTTATTTTTGCAGGACCATGTACTATTAATAAAGAATTATTTTTACAACCTTTTCAAGATGATTCAAGAATATTAAATATAGATTTTTTTGAAGAAACAATTAATATGATATTAGAAAATGATCCAAATAATAATTTAAATTTTATTACATTATTAAATGAGATACAAGATAAAGGATTATTTACAAAACCAATAACATCATTAATTATGATTCGAATTATAAATAGATCATATAGGAATGATGATAATACAATAAATTATAGAGATATTAATAAAGATATAAAAATATGGAGAAGAATAAAACAAGAAATTGAAAATTTTATAAAAAAAGATAGTTGTTGGTAATTAAAAATAATTTTTATTAAACATATTTTAACCATATTCATTTATCTTAACGCAATTGCATTGTAAAAAAATTGAAATTATAATAATTTATAAATGACAATAATATAAATTATTTATCTTATATTTTATTTTATTATATTATCATAATATAATAAAATATAAGATAAATAATTTATATCAACTGATAGTAAACAATCATCTTTTTTAGCAGATTCATCTGCATTCTCATTAATTCGTGCTTGTCAAAAAAATGACATTGAATTAGTAAAATTAATATTTGAAAATGTAATATCAAAAAAAAAATGTATTAATATTAATAAAAAAGATTCTAAATCAAAAACAGCATTGATGTATGCATGTTCTAATTGTAATTACGAATTAGTTCAATTATTAGTATCAAAAGGAGCCAAAATTAATGATTTTATTAATGTACATAATAGTTTATCATATGATATTACTTATGAAAGTAATTATTCAACTCCGTTATTTTTTGCTATAACGAATTTAAGTGATCTTTCAAAATACAAAGAATGTTCACGTATTATCTTTTTATTAATTGAACATGGAGCAAATCCATATGAACGATTTGCATCTAATTCATTAGTTACATATATTATGGAAAATTTTGTATATAGTGATGAAATTTGCCATATTATTAATAGTCTATTAAGAATTGAAACTTCTTATCCACAATTACGTTTTAAAAATGCATGTGTAAGTAAAAAAATAGATATTAAATATGTTGAATTTTTATTGCAAAATCAACAAATTAATGTCAATTTTTTGTACTCAGATTGTAGAACTGTTTTAATGGAATGTAATCAAATTAATAAAATAACTTTATTATTGGAAAATGGAGTAGATATTAATGCTAGAGATGTTCATGGAAATACTCCATTATTAATTATGTGTAAAAATGGGAATTTTGAAATTGTAATGTTTTTAATAGAAAAAGGTGCAAATCCATATATTAAAAATAATAATAACGAAAATGCATTAATGGTATGTTCTAATATTCAAATAATGGAGTTTTTATTAGAAAATTTTTCATTTGATATTAATTATTCATCATCTATTAATAATAGAACAGTTTTATATTCTGCAATTATTAGATATAATAAAAATAAAACATTTGAAACATTTAATATTATTGAATTATTATTAAAAAATGGTGCTAATATGTATCAAATACTTGTTAATAATGAAGATTTTTTCATTATTAATTATTATTTAAAGAATATTGATTTAATATCATTAGCTTTTAAATATAATTATATATTATCAAATAATATTAAAAGAATATTTACTTATATTCTTGATGATAGTATAAAAAAATTATTTTTTCAAGAGATAATTAAAAGATATATTTTTTATTTCAATCCATTAATTGAGTTTGATAATAACAATATATATTCTAATAATGAAATAATAGATAATTTATTTGATAGAAATCGAGTTATTATTCAAGATGTAATATTAATGGAAGAAATTCAGGAATTAATTAAAGTAAGAAATGCACAATTAATGAAATATTTTAGAAAAGATTTATTATTATTTCATCATGCTGTTAAAAAACAATCACAGTTAAACTCAAAATGTGGATTTTTTTTTAAGACATCATGTCTTAAGATGAGAAGTTTTTGGTTTCATCATATTGAAACATTTTTAGGTCCATCAGATAAAATTGACATTGGTCCTAATATGCGTAAATTATTAGAATTTCCAAATAATTGAGAAATATTTATTTTATATATAAATAAGAAAAGAATATTTATTTTTATAGATTATTTTATAACTATAATGAACCATATTCATTTATATTAACGCAATTGCATTCAATAAAAATTGAAATTAAAAAAAATTATCAATAACTATTATACAAGTATTTTATCATAACTTTTATAATTATTATAATTATAATTATAAAAGTTATGATAAATTATTTATTTCAACTGAAAATAATAAATTATCTTTTTTAGCAGATTTATTTGCAATCTCATTAATTCGTGCTTGTCAAAAAAATGCCATCGAATTAGTAAAATTAATATTGGAAAATAGAGTAGATATTAATACTAGAGATGTTCATGGAAATACTCCATTATTAATTATGTGTGAAAATGGGAATTTTGAAATTGTAATGTTATTAATAGAAAAAGGTGCAGATCCATATATTAAAAATAATAATGATGAAAATGCATTAATAGTATGTTCTAATATTCAAATAATGGAGTTTTTATTAGAAAATTTTTCATTTGATATTAATTATTCTTCACCTATTAGAAATAGAACAGCATTATATTGTGCAATTGTTAGATATAATAAAAATAAAACATTTGAAACATTTAATATTATTGAATTATTATTAAAAAATGGTGCTAATATGTATCAAATACTTGTTAATAATGAAGATTTCTATCTCATTAATTATTATTTAAAGAATATTGATTTAATATCATTAGCTTTTAAATATAATTATATATTATCAAATCATATTACAAGAAAATTTATCTATATTCTTGATGATAGTATACAAAAATTATTTTTTCAAGAGATAATTAAAAGATATATTTTTTATTTCAACCCATTAATTGAATTTGATAATAATAACAGATATTCTAATAATGAAATAATAGATAATTTATTTGATAGAAATCTAGTTATTATTCAAGACGCAATATTAATGGAGGAAATTCAAGAATTAATTAAAGCAAGAAATGCACAATTAATAAAATATTCTAGAAAAGATTTATTATTATTTCATCATGAAACATTTTTAGGTCTATCAGATAAAATTGAAATTGATCCTGAAATGCGTAAATTATTAGAATTTCCAAATAATTGAGAAATATTTATTTTATATATAAATATATATTATAATATATATTTAATGATATTCTATTTATTATTTTCATTTTTACCATTTATAATTTCTGATACACAATGTTATGAAAAATCTTCTATTCAAATTAATGATCGTCGACAAAATTTATCTACTTTTAGATTAGTTCAATATAATGCAGAATGGTTATTTATTGATCAATATAAAGATTGTCCCGGTTCTGGTTGTACATGGGAATCTCAAAAAGAAGCATTGATACATTTAGACTATATTTCATCAGTTATAAATGAACTAAAACCAGATTTGATTAATTTTTGCGAAATAGAAGGATGTGATGAATTAAATTTATTGATAAATAAAACTACAAATGATTATCAACCATATTTAATTAAAGGAAAAGACACTGCAACTGGGCAAAATGTTGGATTTTTATCTAAAATAGATCCATTAGTTAATATAGCTAGAACAGATGATAGATATGATTATCCATTAATAAATAATACATGTAATTATAATGGTGATAATGGAACATATGGTGTATCAAAAAATTATTATTCAACATTTTCAATTAATAATATGGATATTGTAATTATTGGTGCTCATTTATTATCTAGACCAACTGATTCGACAAGATGTGTTTCAAGAGAAGCACAAGCTCAAGTATTACAAAATTTAATATATAATTTTACATTAAAATATTATGAAATTATTTTAATTGGGGATTTGAATGATTATGATAATGAATTTTTAGATATAAATGATAATTTACCAACATCTAGAGTTTTAGATATATTGAAGGGTAATATTGGTGATTATAAAAATATGTTCAAATTAAAAAGTGTTTTAGAATTTATAGATAAAAAAAATAGATATAGTGAATGGTATGATGCAAATAAAAATTGTAAAGTAGAAATAAAAGAATATTCATTAATTGATCATATTCTAGTTTCACCAAAATTATTTGATTTAATTTCAAATACATATATATATCATGGATATAATGAATCATGTGATACATATTATTCAGATCATTATCCAGTTATTATTGATTTTTTATTTTAATTCTTTTATATACTAATATTTATAAATATTAATATATAATAATTATAATTATTGTTAAATTATAATTATTTTCTAATAAATCTATTTTCTAATAAATCTATTTAATTGTGTTACTTGTATTGGTCTTTGTGGACAAAGACATTCAACGTAATTTATACGATAATCATGAACTGTTTGTAAATATTTTCTAATATCAAATAGATTCCAACTAGTTAATTTAGATAATATTATACCAGCTAATGTTCCGGCACGACCATGTCCTCCATAACAATGAATAAAAACTGGAATACCTCTATTCATATAATCAATACAAAGTAATGCAAGATTATTAATGGTTGTATCATCAGTAATACCACAATCGGGTATTTTATGTAAAACAAAATCAGGAGCTTTCCATCCTATATTAAATCCATGTTTTTCAGGATTTTTTTCAATTTCATTTTTTATTATAGTTTCATAATATGGTATCATATTATGTGATGATTTTTTTGCACATGTATCTGAAGAAATTGGATATTCTTGTTGTAAACAAACTATTAATCCAAATTGTTTACATAACGAAATACAATTTGGAAGAAGACTATTAGTTTGATGGTCATATGGACAAGCACCAAATGCAACATGTCCTTTAATTAACCAATTTCCTTCATGATAATTTTCTATATGATATTTAGATGCTAATGATGATATAATTCTTTTTGATTCTCCAATTATACAATTTTGATCATCAATTGGTTCTCTAGAAATTGAACCAGTTATGTTTGGATTAATAAATTCTTTATTAGATAATAAAAATTTTTGTTCTAATTCTTTTGATTCAAAATAAATAGAACAAAATATTTTAATAGGATTATCGAGTGGACATTCAATATCTCCAACGATAATTACTGGTAAGGATATAAATCCTGTAAAAAAAATAGTTGATTTTGTTATTGATGAAATAATGATTGTTTTAATAAAGAATATTATTTAATAATATTCTTTAATAAAACAATTACTAGAACTATTCTAGTTTATATAAATAATTTATTTCAATTTTTTATTTATATTAAATAAAATTGAAATAAATTTTTTATATAAATATTTACAGAGTTATATTTTGTGTTCTTGTTATAAATTTATATAAATTTATAATAAGTTCATAATATATTATTCACCATCAAGTGAGGAAAATTTTTTTTTTAATTTCGAAAGAAATATGAACGACGAATATACAGTCGAAATAAATCCAAATATGAATAATTATGAAAGAGATAGAAATATTTATAATATAAATAATGTTAATATTATAAATATTTTTTTTAATAATTATTATGACCCTAATTTACTAATAATTCCAGTTAATAATGAATCTATTATCCAAAATAATCATGATAATAATGAATCTATTATACCAAATAATAATGAATCTATTATACCAAATAATAATAATATTCATGATGATTTTGACCCTAATTTATTAATAATTCCAATTAATAATGATAATGATAATGAATCTATTATACAAAATAATAATGATAATGATATTTATATTAATTTACCAATAATTCAAATTAATAATAATTATATTATAGAAAATGATCAAGATAATAATATATTATATTATTACTTATAAATATTATTTAAAAAATTGAATAAAAAAAAAATATAAAATATGTAAATTATATTGTGTCCTCTAAAATAATACTAATTAGTATTGTTTTATGACCCCTGATATCAGTCGGGAAATATTTATTACATTTAATAAATGTAATAAATATATTATATTAATAATTAATATACTAATATTTCATCTGTTTTAAATAAATCTTCTTTTTTAGACCATAATGGTTCAGCTAGTCTAATTTCAGAACATACTTCTGATAATAGTAAGCAAATTACTCCAATTAATAATAGCAGTATTATTAATTACATGTTAAATCCTAATGGAACAGTTAATTCTGAATTTTTTGTTAATTATGAATTAAATGTAGATGCCGAAATCGAACAACAAGAGTGGTCTGATTTTTTGGATACATTAAATGATAATAATGATTACGATAGTAATGAAGACAAAAATGATATTCAAATATTTAACGATAAAGTTCATGATAATGACAATAATGATAGCAGTATTATTAATTGCATGTTAAATCCTGATGGAACAGTTAATTCTGAATTTTTTGTTAATTATGAATTAAATGTAGATGCCGAAATCGAACAACAAGAGTGGTCTGATTTTTTGGATACATTAAATGAAAATGATGATGTTGAATCCATTCAAATGAGTGATGAACAACATGAAGAATTAGCCGATGCTAGAGATGATAGAGAACGTTTTTTAAGAGCTTGGGAAGATAAACATGAATATCATGATGATAATAATAATCATGATGATCATGATTATTATGGTTATGAAACTGATATTTGAATTAATGGATTTTACTAGCTAAAAAATCCATTAATTCAGTATGTTTATTCCATGACGATATATTCCATGAATATAAATGTCCATGAATAGGATTATATAATTTTATTTTATTAATAGTTATATTTTTTCTTTTAGCTAATGCAACATAAATTAATAATTGGATTAACATTTCAATTTTTGGTTTTGGATCAGAATATGCTTTTATTTCAATAATTGTATCATCTATTAATAAATCAAATATTCCTTTAACATGTGTTTCATCATCACGAATACAAAATTGTTCTTGTATTGATATAACATTATCTATAAAAAAATTACATGCTTTTTCAATTGATTTAAACCATTCGGTATATATATCAAAATCTGATTTATTAATTTTTTTTAAATTATCTTCTTTTTTAAAATTAATTAGATATTGTAACGATGTCCTTCCTTTTGTAATATTTTTAATTAAAGATATTATAAAAATTTCAAAAATACAATTAGAAGAATTAATAACAGAACAATATAATTTGAATGTATCAATAAAATGTTTAATTATTATTTTATTAATTTTACCTTTTATTTCTATTCCAGAATCAAAATAATTTTTAATTCTATTAATTTTTTCTAATGAATATGTAGAAATTTTTGTATTAAATATCTTATCTAAATATTCTTTAATTAATGGTTCTTGTAATTTATCAATATAATATTTCATTTCTGATAAACACATCATCATATAGTCATGATTATCTATTTCTATATTATATTTTTGTAAAATTGTTCTAGTTATAAATGTTTCCATAAAATTTCCAAAAACATTATAAATATTACTTATTAAAAGATTTTTTTCATTTAATATTTCAAAAAAATGTTTGGGTATTTCTTCATGTAAAATTTTAATATCAGGTAAAATAGTTTTATAGTCAAAAAAATTTATTCTAATATGTTCAAAATCTTCATGTGTTAAATTAGAAATTATATTTGTAACTGAATAAATTTCTGGTAATTTATATAATTCTCCCATATTTTGTTCTGGTAATGAATGAATTTCTATTATATCTTTAATTTTTTCATCTGCCATTATTTCATATAAAAATCTTGATGGTTTATTTTCTGTATAACATAATATTAAATTATTTTTTGCTCTTGTAATTCCTACATATAATAATCTTCTTTCTTCTTCTTCACTAGATAATGTTGATGGAAAAACACCTTCTTTTAAATCTAAAATAAAAACATTTTTAAATTCTAATCCTTTAGTTCCATGAATAGTTGATAATATAATTTTATTTTTAATTTTTTGTATATTTTCTCTAACTATTGTATTATCTTGTATCGTTTCTAAATAATATGTAGGTATATTTTTTTCAGTCAATGCACATTCTATTTTTTGTAAAGTAGAATTATTTCTAGAAATAATAGCAATATTATGTAATTGAATAGTTTTTGTAACTAGTTTTTTTTCAATTTGATTAACAAAATAATTAATTTCTTGATATTGATTTGGAAAATTTAATATTTTAATTTTTTTTTTATCAGTATTAATTGCAATTAATTCTTTATCTAATTTATTCTCATTATATTTTAAAACAATATTTGCTAAAGTAATTATATTTTGTTGAGATCTATAATTTTTTGTTAAATAATAATATTTTGAATTTATATAATTATTTGTAAATTCTAATATATATTTAATATTAGTATTTCTAAATGTATAAATATTTTGCTGATCATCACCAACTGTAACTAATAATAGAGCATTCTCATATAATTTTCTAATTATTTTTTCTTGAATACTATTAATATCTTGATATTCATCAATAAAAATATATTTATGTTGTTGTTCTTCTTTATAATCTTTATCATCTAATAATTTTTCATAATCATAAAGAAATTTTTCAATATGATCTTCAATTAATTGTTTATTATTTGAATATTGATTAACATTTTTATATGCAATACTATGAAATGTTCCAATTGTTATTTTTAAAATTTCATCATCTGATAAATATTCTTTTAATCTAGATTTTATTTCAGAAGTAGCATTTCTTGTAAAAGTTGTAATAAAAAAATGTGATGGATTGCAATTAAAGTTTTTAATCATATCAACAATTTTTGCAATAATAGTTGTTGTTTTCCCAGATCCTGCACATGCAATAATACATACTGCTGATTTTTGTTTTAAGAAAGAATTATCATATATGATTTGCAATTGTTCTTCATTTAATTTTTTTAAAAAATCATTTTTTATTTCTATTTCCATTTCTATTTCCATTTCTATTTCCATTTCTATTTAATATTAATAAGAATTTAAATATATTGAAATTTAAAAATAATATTAATATAAAATTATTATCTTAGTAAATAATAATGAATAATAAAATAGATATTATTAATGGAGGTTTTCCAAGAATTCAATTATGTGATATAGAATTTGTAAATAAATTATTAGAAAAAAAACCCAGAGAATTTAGTAATACAAATATTATATCTATTAAAGATATTCTTGCTAATAAAAAAAAAAATAATATCAATAATATTATTTCAGAACCAAATATTTTTATTGATAGGAATATTGAATATTTAAATATAATAAATACTGATTCAGAAAAAATAAATAATATAAATATAAATGTATTTACAAAAAATAGAATTAAAAAAATTAAAAAAATTAAAAAATAAATAAATTAAAAAGATTAAAAAATTAATCTATTATTAAATTATTATGAATAATTTAATAATAGATTCTTTAAATTATTATAATAACTTAGAAAAAAAAAATATGGAAATGGAAAATATTGAATTTATAGATATTGAATTAAATGAAAAAATAGAAACATTATTACCAAAAATAATTTATAATTCTGATAAAGAAAAATATATAAAATTATATAATATAATTGGGATATATAATATTGAATATAAAGTATTTTATTGGGCATGGTATTTAAATATTAAAACTGAAGTAAAATATTTTTCAATAAAATTATTACAAGATATTGGTTTAACAATAAATCCAAGAACAGATAATTATAATTTAAGTGATTTTTTTAAAAAAAAAATCTTAACAACTCCTTTTTTTAAAATAAAAGATAATATATATTTAATAATAATAATAGCAATTGGATGTTATTTAACAAATGTAGATGAATTTATATCAATTAGTAATAATAATTTTATAACATTTATCGGTCTATATGATATAGAAAAAGAAAAAGAAAAATAATTATATAAAATATATAATATATATAATTATTAAGGATTTTAATATATCTATATTAAAAATATGGCGATGTTAGATCAGCTTTATCTAATTCAATAACAGTATATATTGAAGATTCAAATAATGGTGAAATTATTGTTAAACTTTGTGGCAATGCATAAATATCTCTAATTTTTTCATTAGGCATCATTGTATCTTTTAATGTTATTTTCATTTCATTTATATTATCATTTATTGGTATAACATAAAAATCACCAATAGATGAACCAGGATATTTTTGTCTACCAAATAATTTCCATGAATCTCTTTTATTTTTTGAATTTACTAAATAACCTAATAATCTAAATGTATCTACAGATCCTCTTGTTGGATAATTAAATAAATTATTTCCATAATTAGCTATTAATGAATCAAAAATTGGTCTTTCTGTTCTTCCTAATGGAGGATATAATGGATCGGAAATTACAGATCGATCACGATCCATTATAATATTATTTAATAATAATGGTTTTATTAAATTATTATTATTATTATTATTATTATTATCTTTTTCTAATAATTCTTGAGTATTTAATTTATTATCTATATATTCTTTATATTTATTATCTTGAGATAATAATTTTTCTTCTATATTTTTTTTAGAAACATTAATCATTTCATTTAATAATATTAATTTATCATTAAAAATTTGTTCATTTTGTTTAGTATATATAAATAATATATAAAACAGAATTATAAAACATATAATAATAATAATAATTGAATAACTCATATAAATGATTATAATAATATTAATTATAATATTTTTTATAATAATAATATTATAATGATTTTTTGTCATATATCTGGATTACAAAATTTTATTAAAAAAGAACTAATTACAAAATTCCCTAATTATATTTTTAAAGATTTAGAAGATTATACACAAATTATAATTAATGATAAAAATATGCAAGCATTAATTCAAAGATATGAATATTATTTAGAAAAATCAAAATCATCAAATGTTACTAAATTACAATCTAAACAATTTATTAAAAAATCAAAAGATATAGAAAGACAAATGAATAACTATTGGAAAACTAAAATTAATTATTATATAATTGATTTAATTAATAAAAGTGATCCTAAAAAAAAAATTATTTTACTTGGAAATTGTAATTTTTTTAAAAATATTAGAATTTTTATAAATATTCAAACTAATTTAAAAATTTTTATTGATGATAACTCAAATGATTATATAAAAGATATAATTAAAAATAATTTAGATCAATATAGAAATGATATTATTAATGGAAATTATAATTTAGAACAATTAAATTATAATTATCTAATTAAAAAAAGAGAAATATTAAAATTAATATATATTAAAAATGGTTATTCTCTAAAAACTTATGATAATCTTATAAAATTATTATTAATAAATAATAATATAATTGATAATCCAAATATATTATATTATGCATCTGATATAGATTATAATAAAAAAATAAATTTATCTAAAATAATTGCCTATTCTGATGATTGGATTAGTCTAGTCTCTAGTATTAAAACAAAACAAATAATAAAAGGATTTGAAAATGATGATCATTCTAAACCTTTTATTCAAGAATTAGAACCAAATCTTTTATCTAAATTAAAATGTAAAACATTTCTATATGTTATTAATAATACATCATTATTTGTTCCTATTTTTACAAAAAATTATATATATAAATATGAAACTAATAAATCAGTACAAATATATAAAAAACTACAAATTGATAATATATATAACATTTTAAAAGAAAAGAAAATAAAATTAATAGAATATGTTTAGAATAGATATTTCTAATTAGTTTATACTAAATTTAATATTTCATTAATTCCATTTATAATTCTATCAAAATTATCATCATATCCAATTGCAATTCTACAACATTTATTAATATCCCATATATCTATTCTAGTATATTTAGATCCAAAAGAAGTTTTATTTTCAAGAATATTAACATTTTTAATTATATCATTAATTTTATTAAAATCATGGAGTATTATTGAAAATATAGGTGGATATAATATTTCTAATTCTATTTTATTAAAAAATATTTTACTTAATTCATGAGTTTCATTATTTTCTAAATATGAATTAAATATAAATTTTATTTTAGTATTATCTTTAAAATAATCAATAACTTTTTTAGTTAATTTTGAACTATTTATCATTCTTTCTCTTAAATTTTTTATATTATCATTTATTATTTTTATATTAATGGGACTAATATGAATTCCCATTAATATGTTATTATTTTTACATTTCTCATATAATATATCATCTTTAAATAAACAACACCCCGCTATTGCATTACCTCCACTATAATATTTAGTTAAAGAAATAGCAATACAATCAATATCCCAGTCAAATGGATTAAAAATAATACTTGATAACCATGTATTATCTACAATAACTAGTAATTTTTTTGATATTTTTCTTAATTCCGGAATTATTCTAAAATCAAATATATGACCGAATGGATTTGAACAACTCTCTATAAATAATATATTATTTTGATCATTTAATTTTTTTATAAAATAATCTATTGTTATTTCTTCAATTTTTATTAAATTTATATTTGAATAATTATTTTTAAGATTATTTAAAAATAATTCTGATTCCCAATATATTTGATCTAAAAAAATAATATTAATATTATCTAAATTATTTTTAATTTGATAACCTAAAAATATAGTACTAATAGCATGCATTCCTGATGTTGTTATTAATGTATTATTACAATTATATAATTCTGATATAGTTTTATTTAATTTATTTAAATCATTATAATTAGAACGATTATATAAAGATGTTTCGGGATCAATAACTAAATTATCATTAAACATTTATATATACTTAAATATAATATTAAGTATATAAAATATATTTAAATATAATATAAATTATTCAATAATTTATATTTTTATT